CTAGTCCCGAACTCCATAAAAGCCGCATATTTCGTATTGGCTACTATCTCGTATTGATACTCTGATAGCTCTTTACTTGATATACTGTTATAGAGCGCACTTTCATTTACCGGAGCAGTCATCTTAGCCTTTTCTTCAATCTCCTCAGCCGTGGCCTTTATTTCTCGTTTCACACCTACTAAAACTTTATCCCTTTGCTTTTCTATCTCTACAATAGCCTTCCGGTAATCAGGTGTTTTAAACGTTGGCCTCATGATGTCTGCTCTAGTTTTAACTCTATCCACCTATCTTCATCGTCCACTATGCTCACTATCCCGTAAACCTTCCCCTTATATTCTACAATGTCCTTTTTGTCAATAGTTAATGTTGGGTTCTTCCTGAATCGTATACTAAACCCGCTGTTTAAGTTGAGTGCTGTCCCTACTTCCCTTGAACCGCCACTCTTTAGCAAATCAGCAAACCCCTCCCACTTTGAGGTATAAACCTCTGTAAAACCGCCATAGCCATCAGCTACACCACTTTTACCCTTTATAATTACTATGTCCTTGTGTTTACCTACACCCATGATAAATTCTTATAAGGCATAGCTAAATCCTTTGCCTGAGAGCTTAACGTCTTTACGTTATCGTCTCCCCTGTTTTCATACCTGTAAGCAACCTCAGCCATAATAGCTAACTTCAAATCTTCCGGTACTGTCCCGTTAGTTGTATAAGTAACCTCCCATTTGCCCCTAGATAACGGAGTAAACCTATCTCCATCTATTTCATAGTTGGTAGACTCTACGCCGTCCAACTTCGCGCTAGTGATAGTATTCACCGGCCCGTATGGTAGTTCTTCATAACAAGCGAGATCCATTAAAGAGGTAATAGTCTTAGCACCAAATGACCGTGAACAATAGCTTTCTAGTCTCCTTCTGGCTGCAATATTCATAGTACTCAACAATGTGTCATCATTGGTAAAGTCTATGTGCAAATAGCTCTTTATCTCGGTTAAACTAACCGGCTCAGCCGCTAAATCACTTACTACCGTTACGTCTATTATTCTGTTTGTCATAAAGTGAAAATAAAGGGGGATTTTACTCCCCCCTTAAGGTTATGCTACGTTACCGAGATCTGCAAAGATTACAGAAGGAGTCAACATCAAGTTGATGTCCTCATAGCACTCAATACGTGCTGTAATCAAGTTCCTTTGAACGTTGTCGGAATCTTGCTCGAAGAATTCAACCTTCAAACCTTCAACCTCGATACGCTCCAGGTAATCACGGTCAACAATCATGATCTTGTCATCAGCTACCCAATCCACAGGGACAATAGGCATACCGCTGATAGCCATAGAACCGTCTACGTTAGTCAGCACACCACCAGAACCGGAATAATACCCGTTGGCAAATGTCAGCTTGTTCAAACGTGCCAGTTGTGTGTGTGAAACCAGACCATAAGAAGCCGCATATTTAGCAGTCCTTTGGTTAGCGATGTAGTCGATGATAGCCAGCACATCACTAGTTTCAGCAGTAGTGGTAGAGCCAGTAGCTGCACCAGAAACGGCAGTATAGAAAGTGCTGTTTTCTACATTGTAGAATTCCCTCATCAGCAAACGAGGAAGCGTTCCCTGAAGGAAAGGCAGTGACCTTGCAGCCTGCTTAGAGAACCTGGCAAAACCTGCAATGTAGTCGTTAACAATCTTAACCTCAGAGAAGTCAAAATCAATCTGAGACTTCGCGTTACCTTCGGTTTGTACTGCAACAGCACCTTCACCGGCTGTTTCACGATAGAAAACATACAATCCAGTGTCAGACTGTACAGTAGGAATCAGGTCACGGAAATTAACCCTTGTAGAAGGGAGAATAGCCTGACGAGGGCCGTAAGTAGCAACTGAATCACCGGAAAGATTGTTTCCAAGTGTCATGTTAGCAACAGCCTTGATGTTCATAGTGAACGGGCTACCTTTCTTTACTTTCTGGATCTGATCAAAGTTTTCCTGTACGCCTTCTGCAAATGCTTCGCCGAAAGACTTTTTCTCAGCCTTAGGAGCTTTAGCGGTAAACTGTGCTTTCATTTCGCGCAGTTGCTCATTGATTTGCTCAATGCTAGCCTTTGCGTTTGCACCTTCTTCAACGATCTTTTTTACTTCTGTCTCGAATTCAACAAACTTCTGTTTAGTTGCTTCGTTGCCCTTTTCTGCCTGGGCTTTCAGTTCATCCAACCCTTTAAGGATGAGTTCTGTATTCTCTGCCATTTTTTAGATTTTAATTGTTAAAAGTTTCGCATAAATCGCAGCCGCATTTAACTCATCAGAATCTGGTGCAGAGACTTCCTCAGTCTGTTGCAGAGATTTTTCTACTTCTGACTTAAACTTGTTTAACTGTTGAATCTCAAGTATTAGTAAACTTTGCTTTTCAGCATCGTACTTACCCTCTCTTAGTTGCTTGCAAATCCATTCTAACCTGTCCTCAAAACTTTCTTGTTTCTCTTTATACAGGCTCTTTGCAATGTCCAATACCGGCGTATTAGGGTTAGCACCCCAAAGCACAGCAGAACCTTCAAATAGCTCTACTTCTTTAATTACATCGTAGTTATCGCCCTTTTCCTTTTGTCCGATAACTCTAAATCCAATAGAGTGTTGGTTAATGTCACCACCCTTGTAAAGCGGCCATGCTACCTCTCTCCATAGCCATGAGTCTTTATACTCAGAAACACCCACTAAGTGTTTCCCTTCCATGTATAGTTCTGTAAACTTACCTAGTGCAGTCTCAAGTGAAGGGTTATGGTCAACCAAATGCCAAATCTCGTTAGTACCCTTTGGGCCTTTACGGTTAATAGTCTGATTGAACGCTTTAGGGTGAATTAACTCATTATCCCTGTCTACGCTCTCGGTCTCCGCTATGGCTACCTTTACCCGCCTTGTGCTTTCATCTACGTCTAAAGCCTTTAGATCGTATGTTTTCGTTGTGAACATTGCCAACTTATTTTTAAGTCGGCCTCCCTAAATCGTTCTGTATAATCGTGAAGGCTTTGCTATTAAATTACCTTGTGCGTCCCTCTTTGCCCTTAACGCAATCGTGCATCTGCAATTAATCGTATTTGCTGGGCTGGCTTCTGGATCTCCAGGCTGCATTATCTCCTCACCGTTAAAAAACGGCTCATTAGGGTCTACCACCTTACCGTTTAAGCTCATGTGGCTGAACTTGTCACCCTCTAAACCCCTTACCCTGTGATCCCTTGCCGTAATCCAGACCTTTTCAGTCTCAAAATCGTACTTATCAGCAGTTATGATCTTTCCCAAATTAGTAGCCCTGTTTAACTCTGTCCTTGCTATTGCAAAGCTTCTGTTTCTGTAAATCTGGGTTACCTCTCTGTCAATCTGCTCTGCTATCTCGTTTAAACTTAAACCCTCACTTACTCCCTCCTCTAGTTTCTTTAACAGGTATTCTCTTGTTGTTTCAGTGATACTAACCACAAACCTTGCATTGTGGTACTGTAACCTGCTTATCACCTCGTTTACCCACTCCTCGTTTGTTCCTAGTCTTTTCAGTCCCGTATCGCTCCTAAGTAGTCTGTACTGATATTTACCCTCAGTTAACGCCCCTTCGATGTGCATTTTCCTCAACACATCGGCTATTTCAGGGTTAACCAATTCAACATTGGTACGTCCTTCTCTTAGAGCATCCGTGAACCTTCTTACCTGCTTTATCAATGACCTATATACTTTCGGAGCATACTTCTTTTCTAGCTTGCCTAGTCTCTTTGCGTATGCCTTCCAGTACTCATTTTTTGTCATAGTTCAATCTCTGTGAGTAGCTTTTACCGTAGTTCTCTATCTCTTTCTTTAGCCACTCCCTCATTCTTCTCTTATAGTCCATACTCAACCGGCAGTCCTTCTCACATTTACCATTCTCACAGTCCTTAGGATAAATCGGTATAGCCCTCTCAACGATTTCTGTTAGTGTCATATAGCTTACTTAAATCATCAATCATCGTATCGTCCAATGGTTCACCATCACTTGTCATTTGCTCCCATGTCTGGTATCCAGAAGGGATAACATAAATACCCTTCATCTTAGGATCTGGCTCGTTACCTGTTAATACCTGTTTTTGGTCTACCGAAATCCACCATGACTTTTCAGCAATCTCAGTCAATATCTTCATGTCGTCCTGCATTTCAGGCAACATAGAAACGTCCACATCTATAACTATCCTGGAGTTATCCATTCCAAACTCAGGCACTAAAGACCTGTTCAACTCATCGCAAAGGCTTTTCCAGGCAGGGTAAATAGAATTACTCACCCAATCCTTCATGCTTTGCTCCCTGTTGGCGTAAGTCTTATC